CTTTACGGCCAAGATAAATGCTGGCGGTTCGGGAGGGCTAACAACAACCAATGTCCCTTATGATGGTGACAGTGGAGAGGGATTTCTTGCATCTATTACCTATACAGCTCTGGCTGGCAAAGTTTTATTATGGAACACGACAAGGGCAACAGCTCGTGTAATTACAGCCATTGATACAGCCAAGAATAATATAACTACCGAGTCATCATCGGACTCATGGGCAGACAATGATGATATAACTATTCAAAGCCAAGTCAACACTACTTCAGGATACTTTGACATAGATATTTCAAGCCTTGTGGCAAGCACTTGTGTGGGAGTCGCTTTTGCATCTCAGCTTTTAGATACAGCATCAGGCACTTACTATGCTCAATGGCATCCGTATGAAACTTACGCAGCTAGTAAAGAGGTAAGTCTTGTTACCGTGGCAGCTTCTAAATGGACTTATATTTACTACATCGTTCCTGTTGTAAGCCAGCGAATCACAATGAAAATTGTGGCTTCTGGTGCATCAACTTTTTCTAGTAGGGTAAAATACCTGGGAAGGATTGACTCGGCATAAATGTCTTATAAACTACTTAAAGAAGATGGCGGGGTTCTCTTAAAAGAGGATGGCGGTGCAATACTGCTTGAGACCATAGAAGAGATAATACAGAAGGCAGTAGGCGGGGTTCTCAGTTTTGCAGGCTCAGTTGCTAAAAAGATTAGTAAGAACACATCTGGAACTTTGGCTTTTCAGGGCGTAGTCAAGAAAACTACATCTAAGGTTCTAGGTGGAACTCTTACCTTTATAGGAACTCTAATAGCACGCTTAGTCCAAGTGGGTAGAAGATTGAAGATGAGGCTCTTTAAGAGACCTTATTTAGATATGGTGGTAGAGACCAAGCCGTATCATAACTTATCGGTACAGACAAGAGAGGTGAAGCCATGAATATAAACTCATTCCAAGCTGGCGAAACGGTAGGAATCTGGGCTTTTATCAAGGATTGGGAGGGAACTTATACGAGTCCTGACAACGGAGTTAAGGTGACTTTGACCGACCCCGAGGGAACAGTCAAAGTAAATGCTTCGGCCATGACGGAAGATGATGACGGCAAATTCGTCTATTATTACAATTCTGAGGACGATGATGTTAAAGGTTGGTGGCGTTATTCTTGTAAGAGCCAGGACGGAACAGGCGATGAGGCTAAATACGTGATTACGGAAGGTTCATTCGAGCTGAAATGAGGATATTAAGTTCTACTCTTGAAGCAGCGCAGAAGGCCGGTGCAAAGAATCCTGTTTATAAGATTGTCTTAACGAAGGGTGCAACGAGCTACACCTATGACAACAAGAGGATACTCCCCTCGAAGCATGATGAGGAGATGTATTCACAGACGGCTGAGATTGTCCTTGACAACGCCGACCATGAACTCGACGATTTAGACTTAAAAGGATTTGATGCAGTTATCTCCTACGGGTTCGGGAGTGAGTATTCAGGAACGGCGGCTCTCTCTGTCATAGACCAGCAGTTTGACTCTGACCAAAATAAGCCACTGACCTGCACTCTTTTTCTTGAGGGCATCCCCAATTTAATGACTCAAGATGAGGCCAGTGCGAACTATATACCCGAATCGGATGATACTAAGCCAGTCAAGACTCTGATTCGAGAAATAGCCGGCGACACCGGGGTAACGATGTTAGCCTGTTTCAACCATTGCAAGAAATATGATGTTGTTTGGGATGATGGGTATGATACCCTGGCGGACAGTTACAAGCCCAAAGATGGATTCCGAATTTATACTGGCGGGTCTAGGTTAGCTGCTTTCAGGCAAGTCCTCGACTTCACGGGAAATGTGCCCAGATTCGAAGATGACGGCAAGGTTCACATATTGAAACCCGTTACATCGGGAACTTCATACGACTCCGAATATAGCCTCGAAAGAGGGGCTCATACCTTTTTCCATAAGGCTTATAAAAACAGTCTCGTTTTTCCTAATAAAATCTACGTCATATCGAGAAAGGACGACACCCCCCAGTATTTGGGTGTGGCTGCGGTTGAGGGTTATGATTCCCTACCAGCCAATGTTAAGAAAACTAAGTTTGTTCAGATGAGGCTAGAAAGCAACGACCAGGCTGAGGACATCGCTGAAGCGCTGATAGCTAAAGCCGAGATGGGTTGTTCTAGAGGTCAAGCGGAAGTGCCATTAAATTGTGCTGCCGAAGTGTTTGACTATGACAAAGTAACCGATTCCAGACAGGGGGATACTCGAACTGGTAATCTAGGTTACGTCCATAGAAGGTTCGGGGGAGACACATGGAAAATGACCTTCGGGTTCGGGAATTGGTTTGAGTATCTTAAATATCAGAAGATGCTCAAGGAGTTGGAGACTTACACCGGGCAATACTTTGAGCGCCTTTCTGTTGGGAATCTCTATGTCGAGCATATTCAAGCCGACAGCTTAGATATGGTGTGGATTGACCCGGAGGGAAACATTGACCTCTCCAAGATTGGAGATACTTTAGACAATCTTCCCGATGGCGAAGTCTATGCACGAATCAAATCAATGCACCTTGACGCGGGAGTGTTGCAACTTGATGAGCATGTCATCTACAAGGCTGGCTATGACCCGAACACGAAGAGGCGAAACTTTACGGCGACACCCACGACACCCTACGACTTGGGGGATATGTGGACAGATGGCACAGTCCTGAAGCGATGTACAACGGCACGGGCGACTGGAGCATATGTAGCGGGTGATTGGACACAAGTTAGTCTTGATACGATTGCTGATGGTTCTGTTTATCACCGAGTAAAGAGTGCTGCTTTGAGTGCTGATGGGCTAGTGATATTAGACCAAGTAGTAGTGGGCACTTATGGGCTCGTGAAAGCCACAGACATTTCAGCAGGGCATATTCTACTCTCGACTGTAACTCAATCATCCAGTTATCGCACAGTTACAGACTCCCAGAAAACAGACTGGACTAACAAGCCAGAGGATATGGATGACCTGGGAGATGGGACAACCTATAAAAAGGTAAAGGCCACAGAGATAAGCTCGGGAAGGATTACGCTGACACTAGCCAACTATTACTCTGGCAAGTATTCGGGCAAGTGGTATCTTGACGGAGACTCCTCAGCAGGCGTGTCCATAGCAGCAGGAGTAGGTATTAACATCTGGGGCAGAAACCAAGCCTTGACCACACGAGCTAACTCAGAGACTGGGACTATTCAATGCTATGTCGGGAGTGATGGCGCAATTTATGCCGGTGCCGGTGCTGTCAAACTTAGTTCTGCTGGAATTGGAATCTATGGTGAATACTTGAAGTTCTATTCTGACAGTACAATCAGGGGGTCAATTTATGGAAGTTCATCTAGTGCTTCAGGATTGAGAATTACCGGTTATGATGGAATAACTATAACACCTATGGCTGGGGGGGCGATTGACCTTCATGCTGTTAGTGGTGGTATTAAAATGGATTCAGCTTATTTTTTGACCTTACCAAGATTAACTTCTGCTCCATCTTCTCCGTCAGAGGGGATGGCAGTTTATAATAGTTCATCGGGCTACTGGAATGTTTATCATTCAGGAGCCTGGTGGCACGCTAACCGAGATGCAGGCTGGGCTTAATAATTGACAAAGTAAAGAAAAGTTTACATACTTTAAGGAATGGAACTCTTGCATAAAGTTCGGAATCTGAACTATATAAAACTGATAACCCTCATTTGGGGATTAAGCACTATAAATATAGTCCTGACTCAAGTACTAATAAATAATTGGGGTGCTAATGAAACAGACCCAGTAATGCGATATTTGTTTTGGCGAACTCAATGGATAACGCTAGCTAGTAAACTCGGTGTAGTAGCAATTATGATGTCTATATTTCTTTGTTGTGCAATTATATTTCCTCGCCTAGTGAAGATGGTGTTTATCTTTTCGATAATTTTTACAGTGGGTATCTGTTTATACAACAGCATAGGCTTGATTAGATTTTTCTAAGGAGGCAAATGGACATTCAGAAAGAAAAGGCAGACCTGAAAGAGCGCCAGGAAACAGTCGTCAAAGGTCTGAATGAGGTAATCGCTCAAGAACAGGCACTAGCACAGCGAAGGCAGCAACTAATCGAGGAAGCGTTACGGCTTAATGGCGAGGCACGGATGCTGAATCGGTGGGACGGAGACAAGCCCCAATAAGCTGGTATAGCCCTGAGAGGCTAAAATTCGGGCATTGATGGGACTTTCCCACATCTTTATACCCTCAAGTTATTTTACCCCCTAGATTTTTAATCATCTTTTACCCTGGTGAAAAGCCAGGGAATCTTTTTTATTTAGTAACTGCTGAAACCTCTTAAGGTAAGAATTGTTGTGCATACCATGCGTTTGACACGGATACCACTACAGAGAGTAAGGAAAGGATTAAGAATACAATGCCAAAGTAATACAGATATCGGTGTTTGTGCTTCTTTGGTATCATAAAAAAGGCTGCAATGATAGCTGCTACACCCGCAGGGAAGATTGTAATACCGAGTGTCCCGGCAATAAACATCGCAAGAGCAGAAAATTCAATCAAGAACCATGATGGGTGTATCACATTATAGAACAGCGCATAATTAACAAAGTTAACAATCACAGATACGACTATAAACGCAATTGAAACCTTAGTGTCTCCGCCTCTATTCATCTACCCAAGTCTAGCACCCCTCTAAAAATTGTCAAGCATAAAATTTCCCCCAAATGGTGGTTTTTATAGCCAAATCATAGCTAAAATGGCTATTGACAAGAAAAGGGGGGTGTTATAAAATGTGAGCAAAGGTAAGAAATGGCTAACAGAACTAAGACGGAACGGAATGAAAAGATATTGGAACTTGCTAATAAGGGCTGGCGACATGTAGCCATTGCTAAGATGTTCAAAATGAAGATTGGCACTGTCTCAATGGTTATCTGGCGAGCAAAACATAAAGAAAAGGTATTGGTGGAGCAACATGAAAAGTGAGCCGTGTGGGATTCGAACCCACGACAACCTGATTAAAAGTCAGATTGCCTGCCTAGATTTCTCGTCCAGTACCTTTTCGCTATTGAATATATCGTATATTCACATGCTATCTTTATTGTCAAAGAAAGGAGGCGGAAGCCATGAAGACCCAGGAGGTGGTCGCTAGTTTCATGGCAGACTGTAAGCTCCGAAGGCTCTCTCCTAAGACCCTAGAGGGCTACGACTGTCATACTAGGCGACTTATCCAGTTATCTCCAAAGTTCCCGCCCAAGCCAGAGATAGTACAGAAGTTTCTTGCGGATGTCAAGGGGGTACACAATGCCGATTCGCACTATCGTACCTTTCACGCTCTAGGGAATTATGCTGAGAGACGGTACAAAATACCTAATTTTATGACATCGGTTACTCGCCCTAGAGTTCCCAAACAAATCATGCCCACAATCTCCGATACCGAATTAAACCTATTATCCGTGTTCTTGGAGAAAGCGCCAGCAAGAGATAAGGCAATTCTAGCACTGTTCATTGACACGGCTATTCGGAAGGGCGAGGCTGTCAATCTAAAGCGAAAGGATATTCTTGAGGACAGAATTATCATTCACGGAAAGACCGGATACCGGGTAACTCCTATTTCAGAAGTTACCAGGGATTTACTCTTATCCTTACCGATACATAATGATGACTGTGTCTTTTATGGAATAACAAATAAACCCTTATTGTCCACAGGCTTTTATAAAGTCGTCAAGAAATATCTCTCAATGGTGGGTTATTCGGGAAGGCAGTTTGGTCCGCAAACTCTCAGGCGCTCTTTCGGGAGATTCCACCTGAAGGATGGTGGGGATATGCAAAGCCTGAGTCTCATATTGGGACACAAAAGTATCAAGACAACGGCAGATTATTATGCACCTTTATTAACTGAAGATGTGATTCAGATACATAAAGAACATACGCCAGGGAGGGTGTTTCAGAGATGAAAACGCTACCTGAAGGGTTAAAGGCTATTGAGAAATTGCTCAGGAAGAGGCGAAAGCTCACATGCTGTGGGGTGCATCAAAGGTGCAGCTTGTGCGGGCGTTTACCCTATCTTCCTAAAGTAGAGTCTCCTTCCTATAAGAGAGACCCTAGCGCGTGGTTGCAAGCAACAGTACATTTGACGGTAAGACCTATTAGGGAAATGATTTATTGAAAGGAGAGAAATGATACCTTATGAAGAATGTAAATTCTGTACTGAAGATGGCAAATGTAGCCATCGAGATGCACCTGAACCTGGACAATCCGAGTGTATTGGCAAGGAATCTTGTGGAGTCTGGGAAGATGATATTGATTGTTCAGCCATAGAGTCAAGCAAATAAACAATGGTAGGGCTGCCTGTCCTCATTCAGGAATCCCTACCAGAAAGGAGTAAGTTTGAAACAACTAATTATAAAACTGTCGGGACCCGCAATGCAAGTTCTGAGGCTCTTTGACTTGTATTGTCAGCAAAAGGGAAATATGAGGATTGAAGAGCTAGGGAGGGAGAAATGATAACAAGTGCAATACTAGAAGATTATGCAGACCTCGGTTTTCAACTAAGAGAGGATGGCGACCATATTCTTGAGCTGTACTTCAAGGATAAGAGAATTCAAACCTTTAGCCAGACCGGGGCGACACAGGAGACTCTATGGCAGGCTTGCCAGGATTACTGGGATTCTCTAAACGGAGGTAAAGATGAGCGAAATGTATAAATTCTGGATGGTATGGATTGAAGGGAAAAGCGAGTCAACCAAGAAACATTTTACTGTGGACGAAGCCAGATTAGAGGCTGAACGGTTACTAAGACTACCCGAAAATAGATTTCACTTAGCCTATATCTTGGAGTGCACAAGTTTCGGGGTAATAGAGAGCCTGCCAGTAACCTGGAGAACTATGGCGGAAAGGACATAGGAGGGAACGATGATTTGTCCATTATTTATGATTGCAAATTGCGCACTCGGTGACGATAGCTTTATTAAAACTGATTGTATGAAATTGGAGTGTGCCTTATGGAATGAGCGGTTTGGTATGTGTTCTCTTGCGGTTGATGCTTATTTGAAAGGACAAGAGGATTGGCAGAAGGAACAAGAACTGATAAAGAAGGGAGGCTAAATATGAATTACGAATGTCTTGATTGCGGAGCGGAATTTACAGAGATGGAACAGACCAACCAAGAATATAGAAATGGTCAATGCCCTGGATGTAAGGGCGAAGACATAAAGGAGGAACATGACTGAAAAAGGAACAGAAATAGTTAAACAAGGTGGCATATCTATATCAGAGCGAGTGCAAACCATAGCACCTATTGCCGATGAGACCTTAATCAGTGTGGCCGAAGCTGCCGAGAAACGTGTTGATGCATTGGCTAAGATTAAGCGAATAGCCTTGAAGTTGACAAATAAGTATGACTGGGTGGATCAGCAAGGTCATCCCTATCTACAATCATCTGGGGCAGAGAAGGTAGCTAGGGTATTCGGTATCTCTTGGCGAATCGCTGAGCCAACAAAGGAGAACCTTGAGGGTGGGCATTTTATGTACACATATACGGGCGAGTTCAGCATTGGCGGCATTTCTGCTGAGATAGTCGGGACCCGTTCTTCAAAAGATGGGTTCTTTAAGAAATATGAGTGGGAAGGCGAGGGAAAGGACAGAGAAAAATTTGAACTCCCACCATCAGAGATTGACCCCGGGGATGTCAAAAAGGCCGCCTATTCCAATCTGATAGTCAATGGCGTGACTCGTTTACTTGGCATACGCAATCTGTCTTATGAAGAATTACAGGAGTATGCTGGCATAACGAAAGAGCAACTTACCTCAATTCCCTACAAGAAAGAGGGCAAAGCACCATCATCCCAGCCTGGAAAAGCTCCATCCTCTACCATGAAGCAGACAGCAAAACCCGGTGCTGATGAGCCAGCAACCGAACCCCAGGCTTCAGCTATCTATGCCCAGCTTAAAAAGCTCGGAGTGGGGGATGAGCTAAAGAAGATGCAGAAGGTAGCGACAATCCTGGGGCTGGCGGAGGTCCCGACTTCCGTATCGAAGATTACCAAGAAGCAAGCCAGCACAGTGATTGAAACGCTGCAACAGGAGATTGATGGAGGGGATGAATGATGATAAAGATTACCCACCTAAATCCCAATATCAATCAAGTGCAGTTTGCAGACTTGCTTATTGGGGCACTATGCAAAGTGCCAGACGGAAATCTTGTCTATATGAAAGTATCTAACCCCTATGCGGAAATTGACCTAACTGCGATGTGGCCTGCCGTATGTCTTGATAGCGGTCAAATGCACTGGATTAGGCTAGAACAATATGTAATTGAATTGAATGGCGAACTCGTTGTGAGAGAGAGGAAAACAGAATGATAGTCGAAAAGATACTTCAAGCTAAAGCATTAAAGATACGGCAATACCCGGTGAACTCGAACCGCGCTTCGGAACTCGGACACCAGTGCCTTCGATACTTGATTCTGAACCGGACCCGGTGGCAGGAAAAGGCGAGTTACACTCCTGAACTCCAGATGATTTTCGACATGGGGCGGGTGATTGAGCGTTCTACTGAGGATGACTTGAGGGAGGCCGGGTTTACGATAGTCGAGCAACAGCGCACCTTCTCTTGGGCAAAGTATCAAATAACCGGGAACATAGACTTAAAGCTGGCTGTTGCCCCTGAGCTTGTCCACAATGACACGCTCCCGGCTGACATCAAGGCCAAGCTGGAGCAATTCCATGACAGCATCATAATCCCCACAGAAATTAAATCGGCAGCACCTCACCCCTTTGCCTCTATAAACTCAGTCAATGACATGCTCAAACACAAATACGCTTATATGCAAAGATCCCCCGCACAACTAACCCTCTATTTACTTATGGACAACAAAGAGGTTGGGTTATTCCTGTTCAAAAACAAAAGTTCCGGGATGCTCAAAGAGATATGGGTAACTCTGGATTATGAGTTCGGGGAAAGCCTGATAAAGAAAGCTGAGGCAATCAATAAGCATGTAGCTGAAGGGACTCTGCCTGAGCCCATTGAATACAATGAGGACATCTGTGGAGATTGTGGCTTTGCCCATATTTGTATGCCAGACAGAATCGGCAAGGAAGTCGAAATCTCTGACGATACCGAACTGCTCGAACTGGTGATGCGTTATAACACGCTCAAGCCAGGGGCTAAGGAGTTCGATGAGGTAAACGACAGAATCAACAAGCTCGTGGAAGGGAGAGAGAAAATCCTGGTGGGAGACTACTTCATTACGGGCAAGTGGATGACCAGGGCGACATACGACATCCCCCCGGAAGTGAAGGCACAATACAAGAGCGAAGGGAAGTCCTGGCGTAAGGACATCATTAAGGTTTAGAACTAAAAGGAGAGCAAATATGGATAAAGAGTTGATAGAGAGAACCGCCAAAAGGTTATTCCGGTATTGGAATAAGGTGCTTGACGGGGTTACATGGAAGACCTTGCCCGAAAGTAGAAGGAGCTTTTACAGGGATTGGGCAAAGGAATATATCTCGGCTGGCTATACCTAGAAGTCAATCCTGCGCTCAAGGATAACAAGTGATAAGAAAATGCAGAGATTAGCCAAGAAAGGAGAACAGAATTGGAACGAGTAAGAGAAGAGATAGATAATTTAATAGCTAAGCCACCGATGAAAGATACACAATGCAAAATCGGAGAGTTTACTGTTAAAGTGCCTACTGTTGATTGGGTAGAGTTAAGAGACCAAATCCTCCGCATTAAGTTAGGTAATAGAACCCTACAGGAATGGATTGAGCTTCACGAGGAAGGCAAGTTGCTTGTTAAGGCAGAGAATCAAGACTTGCCTAATCCTGTTAAAGATATTCATATTTGGCGAGATTATACACCAAGTATGGCTTATGAAGAGGCTTTGAGAGATATGCTCAAGCCAGATTCAAAAGGTGAAGTTTGGGTTAAGGTACTTCCCAGCCAAGAATAATGGATACTGAAAGAATATAGGAGGGCAGACAATGGAAGAATGGTTTCTTGAAATCTATGATGCGAACTCTCAAAAAGAGCCTCAAGGAGAACCAAAAGCACTCAAAATCTTTAGTTTTCTTTATTTAGAGGCTGCTTGGCATTATGTCCTTGAGAACAAGATTCAGAGCTATTTAGTTTATAAGGCAAAATGCGTCATAGATGCTACATAGTTATTCCTTTGAGAACGGCTAAAGAAAGAAGGTAAAGAGTGAAAGGCATAATATTTACGAATGAGAGTATTAAGGCGATTGTAGAGTTAAGAAAGACAGTTACCAGAAGGGTGATTAAAGGTCTAGAAACCTTAGATGGTTCTGAAAGCCTTTACCTTTCTGGTGGTTATTTGAGTGCAATACACCCTTCAAACTTTCATGGATGGTTTTGGGTGTGTGATGGTAAAGGCAGGAAAATCAAGCCTCGCTACCAAGTAGGCGAGACTGTCTATATCAAAGAGGCATTTATGTTCAAAGCTGGTGCTGACATTCGAGAACTAGATGTAGGAACTCCGAGGGAATGTTTCTTAGGCAAACCGCCCTTTTATCTTTATAGACTAGATAATACCCAAGAAACAAAAGACTATGCGAGATATTACAAGTGGCGTTCCCCAATGATGATGCCTCAAAAGGCAGCCCGCTACTTTATCCTGATTAAAGCTAATTCTGTCGAACAGTTAAGACTACCTTTATCACCCGAAGAATTAACACTTGAAGGTGGAGAAGCAGCCTTGCCAATCCTAGAGAAGATAAATGGTTTGTGGGTCTTTCGATATGAGTTTAAGTTAGTAGAAGGAGGGAAATGAAAGCAGAAGTAATGAATTTAGATGCACTGCCCTATTATGTATTCCAGCAAACCGATACCACACGCTATTTAGAGGGAAGATTCTGGAATCAAGGAGGGAAGCAACTTGCCATAGTTGCCGTAATCAATGCCAGAATCACAGAAGCAGGATGTTTAGGCGATTGGGCAGCCTATATCGGAACTGATGCTCCCAATTCCTACAAGGAACAAGACACTTGCCTTTATGTTGCCGAACATGGCTGCAAACTATCAGAAAAGGATGCAAGACATTTCTTCTCTGAGATAAAACTACCCTATAGGGCATAGGCTCAAGGAATGGGGCTTATAGATAAAAAGGAGGAGAATGACACCAGAAGAAGCGATTAAAATATTGAGACTTCTTAGTTGGGGTAATGAAATCCCCCAAGTAAAACGCATAAAGGCTTGTAAGCTCGGCATTGAAGCCCTGAAGCTCGTTCTGCGTGAACGCCTCTTGGGTATCAATCCTGTAGAAACCATACTGCCAGGCGAGACCAAGGAATGATTATTAACTTATGAGCCTTTGGAGTTAGTACGAAGCCATCTTTGAGGGGATAGGATGAAGGCTTATCAGGAAAACAAAGGAGGAATAAAATGGGCAGTATTATAGGCTATTCACATCACGGAGAATGGGTTTTTGTAGATGAAGACTTGAAGGGGAAGCACAGACAGCATTGCTTATGTTTTAGGTGTGGGAAATTCAAGCCAAATGAACCTGAAAACTGTGACCTAGCAGAGCAAAATTTCCGAACTTGTAAAATTAACGGAATGGCTATGCCAGTATGGGAATGTAAATTCTTTGAATTCCCTGAATTTGCTAAAGACCCTGATTATAACCAAACCGAACCTTAACAGGAAGTAATGGAGCTATGACAGTATATCAAGAGCCTAATGTAACCATCTATCAAGGACACGCCTTAGATGTTCTCAAGGGAATATCGGCTGAAAGTGTGGATTGCGTTATGACTTCACCCCCGTACTGGGGACTCCGAACCTACAAGACAGAGCCTCAGATTTGGGGGGAGAATCATTGCGAACATGAATTTGTATCTGATAAAAGCCAAACAAGAATACATAAGGGTTGGTCAACAGGGACACGAACCGTAAGTGCAGACAGCCCTAGTGCCAATTATGACCACTTTGGCAAGGCAGAACAAGGCAATTTCTGCCTCAAATGCCACGCATGGCGAGGGGAATTAGGCTTAGAACCCACCATCGAACTCTACATCTCGCACTTGGTACAAATCTTCGATGAGGTTAAGCGGGTCCTGAAAAAGACAGGCACTTGCTGGGTGAATATAGATGATAGTTATTGGTCAACAGCACAAGGAACTTTTAATGCGCCCCAAAAGATAGCAGGAGAATCGGCGGGAGAATATGCAAATTTCAGACCAAAGGGGGGGCAGGCCAAATCCCTCTGTTTAATACCTTCCCGCTTTGCCCTAGCGATGGTGGAACATGGCTGGATACTTAGAAACGATATTGTCTGGTATAAGTCAAATCCCATGCCTGAAAGCGTCAAGGATAGGTTTACAGGAACTTGGGAACATCTATTTTTCTTTGTGAAATCAAAGGAACGCAGCAATGATATAAAACGATGGTTGCCTGAGTCATTGGCGAACGATGATAGGGCATGGTTGGCTGCAATGATAGACGCAGAAGGGACTATCGGTATAAGGAAATCTGTGGTTAATAGACCACACGATACTTTTGGGGCTTATATAACCATCAATAATTCCTGTAAGGCGATACTTGACAGATGTGTAGCAATCACGGGCATAGGAGGGGTGAAAGACGCTGGTGCTAGCACTAATCTAGCTATGTATAGATGGGAAATAACGCATAATGACGCATTATCAATAATTGGGGAAGTATATCCTTATTTGATTGGGAAGAGAGAACAAGCCAAAGTCTGTGTAGCCCTACAGAAAACCAATTACCATAGGGGAAGTCCGAAAGGGTCAAGAGATGGTCCTATCCCTCTATCTGACGCTGAATATCAAGAGAAGATAAGGCTATGGGAGCTGTGCAAGGCATTAAACCAACACGAAGTAGAGTTTGCCAATCTGCCAGAGCCAAATCTTAACCGCCATTCAGGTTGCGAAGATTACTTCTTTGAGCAGCAGTTTGAGCCACATACCACAGAGCCAGGCTCGTTGAGAGATAAGCGGAATGAGGGATATGGTGATGCTTTTCTGTCTCCGCTTGGTGCAGGTTTACGAAGTGGGTATGGGGAGTTAGGCCGCAACAAGCGTGATGTCTGGGAAATAAACACAGAACCGACTGCCCAATGGCACGGAATCAAGAACTTTGCCACCTTCCCTGAGAAGTTATGCGAGACACCGATATTAAGTGGCTGTCCTACTCATATCTGTAAGAAGTGTGGGAAGGAGAGGGAGAAGGTTTATCAAGTAATAGATAAACAGATTACAGATGCCATGAGGATAGCGGGCTGTGATAAGCAAGGGGCATACAAAGGGCAAGACACGGCTAATTATGAAGAGGGGTTAGCACAAAGCCCATCTGATACTAAAAGGCGCATATTAGAAAGTATGAGTGAGGCTAAGGAATTAGGCTATACCGATTGTGGCTGTAATGCTGGATTTGAGCCTGGTGTAGTTCTTGACCCATTCTGTGGCTCTGGAAAGGCGTTAAGTGTCGCCAAGAGATTAGGCCGTAAATGTATAGGCATTGACCTGAATCCTGACTATTGCAAGTTGGCAATCAAGGAAGTATCTAAAATATCTATTCCAATGGAGCTATGACAGGAGAGAGGAATGGGTAGCAGAACTTGGATTAAGATTTATTGTGATAAGTGGCTGAATGGCACACTCCGAGAGGAGACACCGGAGTTCCGGGGGATTTGGGTTGACCTCTTGGTGCTGGCTGGGTCTGGGAAATATGGCGATTCCGGGGAGATAAAAATCACCGACCAGGTGGGGTTTTTGGACCAACAATTAGCCGACCTGCTCCAAATTTCTGTTCAAAAATGGGTGGCCTGCAAGAAAAAACTAATAGAAACTGATAGGGTCGAGGTCGGAAATGAGAACGTAATTGTCATCAAAAACTGGTCAAAATACCAGTCCGAATATCGCAGGCAGAAGCCCTATCGTCAGGATGAGACTACGATTAAACCTCCGCCTGAGAAGTGTAACCAAAAGTTACAACAGGAAGTTACAGAAGACTTTGTAACTAAAAGTACAACAGGAGAAAGAGATAAGAGATTAGAGATTATAGAAGAAGAGATAAGAGATAGTACCCCCCTTAATCCCCCCGTCTCTTTGTCTTTAGAACAAGTAATAGAAGTTTACGAAAAGAACATCTGTCTTAATGGAACAACTATCAATGAGGAGACGGAGAACCAATTAAAGTTTGCGGTTGACCAATTCTCTGCTCCCTGGGTAATTGATGCTATCCGGGAGGCGTGCCTTCAGAATCAACCGACATTGAGATACATAGGCGGAATTCTGAGGACCTGGAGAAAGGAAGGAAAGCATACTACATCGCTGTAAAGCAAAGATAGAGTAAAGGAGGAACATGAAGCCAGAGATATTAAGTGATGAACAAATAACTAATGCGATTGACAAAGCCATTATAGAGAGAAGAAATATTACAAGTTGGAGGGTAACAGCCCAAGCCCAACTCGATGCCGATGTAGCTTATTATGAGCCTCTAATCCAGCAGGCTAAAGAGGAAACCATACAGGGTATAGCCAAAGCATTAAGGAATCCAAAGCATCCTCTTTATCAAGAAGTCATAAAGGAAATTGAGACAACAATCCAGCAGGTAGCAAGGGAGATATTTGAGGAGGTTGAAAGGGAACGATTTGCAGAACCGCAATATATACCACAGGCAGGCAAAGAACCAGTGATTATTACCTTAACTGAGGATACCTGGCAAGAAATCAAGTCCAAATATGGAGGGCAGAAATGAGAAAGAAGATACTAGATATTGTATTAAGAGTTGCCTCAAAGCAACTTAGGTGGTGTACATCTCGGTTGGATAAACCTCAAAAGGCATTAGAACCAGATGACTTTTATGAATTTGCCGACCAAATCCTCTCCCTTCTAAGAGAGGAGATTAAGAAGGTGGAGAATCCCCATGACCATTTTAAGGCAAAGTTAGATATAGGCACGGTGACTATTCTCCCTTCGGGTGATTGTAGATATGAAGGTTTTGAGGATTGTCGTCAGAAGATTCTCAAGAAGATGGAGGAGAAATGAGTAAAGAAAAAGAGATTAAATTAAGCCTGAATGAGAAACTGCAAATATTCCTGATGGGCTTCGAGGAGGCCCTATTTAAGCGTTGCTTGGTATGTGGTCAGCCAATTAAAAAGGGTTGGTCTCCCCAAGAGTGGGCGGATAAGCTAGAAGTTCTTATTGGCAAGACTGATTCCTAAGAGTGGGATATGGAGATATGAAACCTTATTAAAGGAGGGAAAGTGGAAATCATTATAATTATCTTACTTGGGATAACTGTGGGAATGTTTATTCTCCCGCTTGAAAGAAAGTTACTTTGGCGATTTTTCCACTGGATTGATAGAAAGCGTGGAGATGCTATGCCGAGAGATTGGTATGACTATTGAGTTGGGATGATGTTCAAGACTAAAGAGAGGAAAGGTAAAAGCATAGGAAAGCTCAAGAAAGAAGTGCGAGCGATTTTCAGCCAGTATATTAGACTAAGAGACGCACTCAAGGCTACAGGAGACCCGAACTATTGTGTTTGTATCACCTGCACGAAGTTGATACCCGTGAAGGAAGCCCAGGCAGGACACTTTATTGACTGTCGGCATAGTGCAACTCTCTTTGACGAAACTAATGTTCATGCCCAATGTGCTCGGTGCAATGTCTACCTTGATGGGAATATCCTAGAATACCGGCGACAGATTATTAGACTCTATGGCGAAGGCTATGATGTCCAGCTTGAAATGAAGGCTGTGGAGACAAAGAAGTTCACCAAGGCCGAGCTGATAGAACTCAAGGAACTCTACACCCAGAAGATTAAGGAACTAGAGAGCAGTTATTGAAGGAGGGATAAAATGGCAACAGACAAATTCGGAGAAGAAAAGAAATATTCATGTCGAAGATGTGGTGGATTAGGAACGATTCCTACTCCTGATGGGAAGCATAATGAAATCTGTCCTATTTGTGGAGGTTCGGGAGAAGGGAGAAAACAAGATTCTGAGAGAGATAATTATTGGCACTAATTAAATAGTATGATTGACGGCGTAAAGCTGATAGAGTGCAAGCTCACCCCGCTTCAGGCTGCCCTTATCGCCTGGGGCCGAGACCATCCGTATGGTAGGATTCGAGAATTAACCTTCCAGGACGGCGTGCCGGTGAAGGCACAAGTTCCTTGCGAGGATGGGACAGGATATGAGACAATTATGTTCGATAAGTTTGCGAGAAAAGCGGGTTTGCTAAAGTGAAGAAGTTTAGATTCACTGCTGATATTACATTTGATGCCGAGAACATAGATGATGCCTTCAAGCTATTAAAAGATCATTTTAAGGCATTGCTTCATAGGGGGAAGATATTTAGAACGCCACAACTTAATAAAAATGGTGATTCACTGACCAAAGTCTTTACAATCAAAGAAATGGATATGCCCTCTTGGTTTATAGGAGAAATGCACATAAAACCAGTAAAGAAGAAGGGAGGCTAAATGGACACTTCAGAAACTTATATCAAGATGTGTGAGAAGGCGGAGGAGATACAGAAACTTTCAGCGTATGCCTACAAGATTGACGTTGAATCAACCCCCCCTATAGTTGGCATAGATAATAATTACTATATCACTAACGATAAGCTAATTTGGCTACCTCGCCAAGACCAGTTGCAGGGGATGAGCGGGTTAACTTGGCAGGGTTTTGATATAGCTTGCTTAAAATATAATTCTGATACTAAAGAGCAAGCAAGTATTCAAGTTGTATACAAGGAGAAATACAACAAAGTCTGGAATGGAGAAGAATGGACATCCCTGAAAGCATAACAAGAGTCTTTACTAAATATGACTCTATTGCTCAACGTCTATTTATTCCGATTGGAAAACCTCTTGAGTTAGGTGCTGTGGGGGTTGCAATGTATGATTTTGCAGGGATTGAAAGGGGACTTGAAGGCGTGATATTTATTCATTATAAGAGAGTGCCTATATCTAATGAACAGGTAGAAAAGGCTTATAATAACTTTGTTGGAGGTTAAGATTACTAACCTAGCATAGTTTTAAGCTGGCACAGGAAATGTGAGGCGAGCTTCAGGGAGAAATCCCGGGCTCGCCTTTTTTATTGAGATGAGACTTTGGGATTACTTATCGAAGAAGAACAAGAGGGAACTTTCCGAGTGGTATTTAGAGCAGTTCGGCAAGAAGCTGGTCCCGCCCAAGAAAGACAAGCCTATTCACTGTGAGGTGAAGATTGAGGACATCGCGGAGATAGACAGGTTGATGAGAGAGCCTGGCAGGGGTGCGTGGCATGAATAAAGCTGGCTTTATTACGGCTTTAACGATGGTAATGGCAGAGCAAGTAGCACAGCGAGTTCAACGATTAGGACTAGGTCTCTATGACGGTAGCAAAAGCTACAACCAAATACCTAATAAGCATCATAAGCATAAAAGAGGTAAGCCTAAAAGATGACTGGTGACTGCCGAGACTGTAGAGATTGGAGAGGATGCCCGGGGAAAGAGTGGTATAGCTATTCGGATATTTGCTGGTGTGCTCAACAAAACTTCTGGCTGTTAAAATATGCCAAGATACTACAAGGAGGAGATTGGCCGACTCCTGAGATAATGGCCGACCCTAGTATTCGGGGCAAGAAAGCACGGACTGACGCAGGATTTGTAAGGGCGGTTCTCGCCATAGGTGAAGTAAATAAGCGGCTCACCCAAACAGGCTGGAGAGGAAGGTTATTGGCCGAGCAATGTATTAACAGGGAAACCATATTTGACCTTGACTATGATATAAGGGAAGTTCTTTATTATATCTCTGGATGGAGTCGTAAAGAGACTGATTTCAATGTCTGGCGGGCAGTGAAACGTTATAGAAAATATAACAAAGTGGCTGCTTGACAAATATTTCCGTGTGTGATAACTTGATTTTCAATGGGGCGAATTATGCCCCAGACTCGCTTCGGCGAGTTTTTTGTTGCCCCGATTTTATCGGGGTTTTTCTATTTATGGTCGAAGTATTCAGAAAATAAACATAGGAGGTAAAACATGGACTTAGGAACTTTATATGTATCATTAGGAGCTGGTGGAGGTGGTATCCTGGTAGCCCTCTTAGGATGGTTTGAGTCCAAAGAGAACTTTGTGGCTCGCAAGTTCATGCCGTCCATAATCAGGTCGGTACTAGCAGGCATAATATTTGCGGTAGGCTATACCGTATCAGGCAGAGCAGTAACAATGGCAGATATTCTCATAGCTGTTGCTGCTGGTGCTGGTATTGACGCTGGTCTTAAGCGTGCTGTTGGTGCCGGGCAAGCTAGCAACTCGAAAAGTTAGTCTGTTATTAACATCTAATCTTGCTTGCTCCAATAAGTGCTATGAGGAAAATTGACTATTTTGCCTAACTCCTCCTTTATAGGTGGTTGGTGGCCCGGTTCAACACCGGGTCACTAACTTTGCAAGATTGCGAGTTAATATGTTTCTAGGTGGTATATTCAAGAATCTTAGTGAATTTCTCAGCGATTACCAGGAGTGGCACAGCTTCGTTGAAGGATTCTGTGAAACATTCTGCTTCTGGAAGTCGAGGTATGAGCCATCCGAGGAGCTATTAAACGACATCAAGAATGAGCACCATTATTACGTTTTCGGGCGGGCTCTAGGATTTATAGCTCTTGCTGGATTCGGCGTATTGATAGCCAAGATACTGGTAAGGAAGTGCAAATGAATGACTTGAATGAACGCCGTGCAGAATTTGTTTATAATGCAGCGAGGTTAGCAGCAATCGCAGCTAACGCTCCTATTGTGCCAGTTCAATGGGCAGAACGGGAAGAACCTTTTAGGAAGCAGTTTATTGCCGTAATAGAGCGACAATGTAGCGAACAGAGGTCAAAATCTCCCGAAGAACTACATGGAAGCTGGATGCAATCATATTTCACAATGGGGTGGACTTATGGAGAAGTCTACGATAGGGAAAAGAAAACGCATCCTGATTTAGTTCCCTACAATATGCTTGGGCAATTAGAGCAAGACAAAGATGCTGTGTTTGTGGCTTTGTGTGAGATTGCAATGCAGTTTATTTATGATAGTTAAGATACTGAGGAAAAGATGAAGAAAACAGATAGGATTTTGCTAATCATAATCGGAGTTCTAATTGCCACCTTGATTGCCGTCTGGCTATGGGTGGGAATATCTTTTGGCGGAGTATGCAAATGAACTTTGAAGATGATGCCTTTAGCTGGATTGAAGATTCGACTACTTTAGAGGAACAAGATGAAAGAGACTAAATACCCAAATGGGAAACACCCGAACTCGCTTAAAAACCTTCAAAAGTGGGCGAAAGGGCAATCGGGCAACCCCAAAGGGCGAGCGCCCAATGAATTATGCTTTACAGCTATTGCTAAGAAGATGTTGCCTGAAATCTGCCCTTATGATGCGAAGGGTAGAACATGGGCTGAATACCTTGTAGAGAGATGGTTGGCTCAGTCCGTAAAGAATCCTGCCTATTTCCATGAACTTATAGAGAGATTAGAGGGCAAGGTTGTTCAACCAATCGAAGGAACAATCAAGACCGATGTTACATTCACCATTGGAAAGGGATATGCCAACGGTAAACCTGATATACAACCCGATAAATCAGACGCAGGATAACTTTGTTAAAACTACTGCTGCACGGGCATTATTCTCCGGAGCCTTCGGTGCTGGCAAGAGTGTAGCTTTATGCACTAAGGGGCTGAAACTCAGCTTAGACTATCCCAAGAACTTCGGCTTGATATGCCGTAAAGTCAGGGCTACTCTTACCCAAACCACTATTAAGACATTCCTTGAACTTGTATGTCCAAGAGAGATAATAGCCGATTACAACAAAACAGAGGGGCTTATTACGCTTACCAACGGCAGCCAGATACTATTCGGTGGTCTCGATGACCCCCTGAAGCTCGGCTCATTGAATCTGGGTTGGTGTGGGATTGATGAGGCAATCGAAACTACCGAAGATGATTGGAATATGCTAGAAGGGCGATTAAGATTGCCCGGTGTCCTGCATCAGATATTTGCTGCGACTAACCCTGGCCCTCCCTCTCATTACCTATACCAAATGTTCTTTCGGGATAAAAAGGGCGAGGTATTTCAGGCAAGCTCACTGGAGAACCCTGAATTACCCGAAGATTACAAGCAGAGAATTAGCGAGTTTGAGGGGACTTACTATCAAAGGTATGTATTGGGGCGTTGGGTAGGGATGGAGGGGCTTGTTTATTCGGCATTTAACGAGAGGGTTTGCCTTATACCCCGTTTTGAAATACCTAAAAACTGGTTGATATATAGCGGACACGACTTCGGGTTAGCAAACCCAGCAGCCCTGTTTTACGCTCAGGACCCTGCTACCGGCAACTTTTATCTTTTCGCCGAGTATTTACCAGGACAAGGTTATGGTATTTATGACCATGTAAAAGAATTCAAGCGGATAACTGAAAGCTACAAAGACAAGGTTATAGCGAGGGTAGGCGGTAGCCATCAGGAAGACGAAGTTCGTCAGGGATATACAGCTCAAGGATGGCCTATTACTGAGCCTAAAAATAGTGGAGATAGAAAATACCAAATACGAAAGGTTCAGGGGATGCACAGGCTTAATAAGATATTCGTGTTCAATGACATGAGGGAATACCTGAGGGAGAAACTCAGTTTTGCTTATCCAAAGACCGGAGATCAACTTGGTGATGAGCCAGAGGATGAAAAGCGGTTTCATCTAATGGCAGCAGAGCGATACATTTTGAGTGAATTTACCCCTGAGACAGTTCCAGTTCAAGGAACAAGCCCAGTGTGGCAATTCTGATATACCCAACCCAAAACAGAGGCTTTCTTGAGCCTCTCAAGGCACTAAGGAGGCACTATGCAAGATGACTTAGAAGCGATGGTAGCACGAATTGACGAAAGAACAGAGCATATACAAACAGACATAATTGACTTGAAAAACACCTGCATGGCACTGACGACCACTGTCAATGGGCATAGCACACAATTAGCAGGCATTGAGGAAAAGATTAAGAGCCCAAATTGTGGCTTGAACAAAAGGCAGACGGCGGGAATCGGTGGTGCTGCTGGACTTTTTGCCTCTGCTATCATAGCCATTATTGAATACTTCAGACATTAAGGAGGGATATGTATAAAGTAGTAGAAACTGATAAAGAAGTAACTTGGAACTCTCGTGTTACTCCTCTTTTAACTCTAGCTGATGAATATGGGGGTAGGGCTCAAATAATAATAGATGACCATTGCCTTGTTCTATTATTGAAACAGGGGGTTGATTCAGAGAATACAAGTTATGGTTACAAGCCTACTTGCTGGTGGTTTAAGGAAGCCGTGAATGCCATATTTACAAACCTTTCCACTAAAATTTGGGATTCATAGAAGGAGCAAGTATGAGCGACGAATCACGAGAAGAATACAAGTTATTTGACGAGAAGCGGAAGGAGATGCAGCCTATCTTTGACCGCATGGATACAGACGAAAAACTCTATTTCCTTTCACCTTATGAGATGAAGAAGCTCCCGCCCCAGCAAAGCAAAGCGATGGACGGGGTAGCCAATGTTACCTTACCTGACCCTCAGTTATTTGCCAATAAAGCAATCGCCCTTTTAGGCGGGCTCGATATGCAGAGAATGGTAGAAGGGCGGGATATGACCGACAAGCAGACCACCAAGGTTGAGGAGTTTCAAGACGACATATACTATGTGATAGATGAACGGCTGATAAAGCGTGGGATGCTGAATTTAGATGGGTTTACTAATGAGCAAGACTGTGTGCGAGGACGTATTACTGCCAGGCCGTGCATCAGAATAGATAAAGAGGGGAATTTAATCCCTGATGTGCTTCCCCTGGATGCCCGGTGTTTTGTCCGTGAAAGTGATGAAAATGGTATAGCTTGGGCTGCTCCCTGGTTCAGACAATCAAAGGCACAGGTTGAGAAGGAATATACTAAACCAGGGGATAGACCTGTAAATGTAGAGGCTTCTAATGAGGTCGTTGACCATTGGGATTCCGAAAAGAATGTCGTCTTTATCAATAAAAACATAGTCAGAGAGCAAGAAAACATCTATAAATACCCGCCCTTTGTGGAATCTATTGTCCCCTTCGGTTCAATGTTTGGCACAGAAGATGCTATAAAACATCAAGGAGAGAGTATATTCTGGGCAAGTCGTAATCTATGGGAGGAGAAAAACAGGATTGCTACCATACTGGCGACTTTAACTATTGACGCTTTGCGAGGTGGGATGCAATTAAAAAGCAAACAGGGGATACTTGCAGAGAAACCTAAAGAATCGCCTTATGGGGCCGAAAAGGTTAATCCTGTGGAGTTAGAGGGTGGCTATTTCCCAATGCCAATTAACGATATTAAGAACGCCACAAGGTTGCTTTATTCGATAATCGAGGGGGATTTACAGAAGACAGGTTTTACAGCCTTAGATTATGGGTCTTTGACATTCCCGCTTGCTGCAATAACAGTGACAAGGCTTACGGTGGCCAGAAACGACTTTATGCTGCCACGAGTCCAAGCAAAAGCTGTTTTCTGCCAGGCTCTAAGCCGAATGATAATTGACCAATGCTTAATGCTGAACCAGACGTTAAAGTTGGGACAACCAGGAAGTCAGAATACCTACTCCTCTAACGATTTGAAGGGCGATTATACCATTACATACCGCTTTCTTAATATAGCGAAGGAACAAACTGTTGCTGATTTGTCAATCGCCAATGCTGCTCAAGGCTATCTATCTGGGGACACAATTAGACGTGATGTGTTAAAGCTCAAAGACCCCGATGGCGAGAAGGTTAAATTCGAGTCAGAGCAAGCGGAAAGGGTTGATGAGGTTCTATTCCTCTACCGGCGGGCAAGTAGTCTCCTTGAGGGAAAGAAAGTAACCTTAAAGAACCAGGTTGAAGCCTATATCCTGGCGCAAAGAATAGTAACTATCCTGAAACAAAGGCAGGCGATGGGGGCACTGAGTCCGATAGAGAAGAAACAGGAGCCAACATCTGAACCTGAAAGCAAGAATCTATTGCCACTTTTTGCTGGTGGGGGAGGGGGCGAACCTACCGAAAAGGAGGGAGAAAGTGACTGAGAAGTTTAAGTTTACTCAAGAGGATTTAGACGCAATGATACTCGCGGCTCTCAATGAAGAACCCGCAAAGGAAAATAAGAAGCCAAACGCTATTCAGGCGTTGCTGGCAAAAAGTAAGCTAGGAAAGAAGGAATGATTAACCTGGACGAGAAGTTGTTATTAGGTCAATATCGAGAGTCCAAGGATATAGAGATTGAAAGACTCTTGTCGCAATATGGGACTTCTCTGAAAGACATACGTGAGATGTACCCCCAATTAACCGAGACAATCAAACAGAGACAATTAACTACCGCACTGCCGAATATGCCCTTGTTCTTCACGCCTAGCGAAGCTGCCGAGATGGGATTAGGGCTTCAGGAAGGTTGGATGCTGAAGATGACTCCGGCAGGAGAGGGATATACCACAAGTTTCATCACGCCTTCGAAGTGGGAGATCACCGAGAATGACCTTTACATCTCGCCGACCGGAGAACAATACAGTAGGGCGGATTTACAGGCACTTCTAAGTGAACCCACGGGAGGATTAACTAACGAGATGCCCTTCATACCAGAATCTTTAAGTCTGGAGGACTTAACAGAGGAAGGTCAGCGTTTATATGGAGAATACCAGACTGCCGGTGGGACATTAGATATTGCGGGATGGCTTGAATTAAAAGAGAATGAGCGCCTTGAAACCGAGCAGGTCTTCGGCAAGGTATTCCCTGAGCAGGATATACAAGAAGTTTTGGACTATATGGAGACCAACCCTGAAGGATTCCTGGCAGATTTAAGAGAGATTGGCCCGACTGAAGATGTAGTTGCATTACTGAAGTCGCTTGAATTTGAGGATGAAGCGGGAATTGTCCGACAACTTACTGATGAGGAAATACAGGAATTATTCGGCACGACACCTGTGCCAGAGTATATCCCTGAGAACTGGCTCAAGGATGCTTGGGATGCTTTTATTGCTGGTGCCATAGGTTTCTTTCATGGGGTAGAAACACAGGTCACTGCTCTTTTACCTAGCTTTTTTGAAAACCTAGCTCCTAAATTGGCAGGATTTATGACTACTCCGATTCAGGCTCCTGTTGGTGGATGGGCTTATTTATTAAGAGATAAATTGGGTTTATCCACAGAAGAGGCACTTCAAATTGTCCCCGAAACGGCGGAGCAGACAACTCAATGGTTTATTGATACTCTTATGCCTAACCTTCAGGAAAGGTGTGAGCAAAAGTTTCTCCAACTTGTAAAGGAAAATGATATATGGGTGCAGGAACACCCTGAACTTATACCAAAACCTGAGTATTTACAGAACCCATTTGAACATCCAGAGTTATTCAAAGACCCCGGGTATTGGGCTTATTCCATCTCTAGTAGTTTGGCTTATTCACTCAGCGTTATGGGAACGATAGTAGTAGTATCAGCCGTAGCCACTCCTATTGGTGGCGCAACTGCTGGGGTCATCATGGCGGGAGCTCCTGAAGCTGCCAGTATGACAGAGGAATTAGTAAGACAAGGCGTACCATTTGAGGAGGCTGTGCAATGGGGTGAGCTTTACGGACTTGCCTCTGGCAGTATTGAAATGGCCTCAGATTTACCCTTTCTTGGACTTATATTCCAACCAGTCAAGGGAGTGGTGAAGCCGATGTGGAATACTATCTTCAAGGGAGTGGCAAGCGGGCTCGCTAAGAGAATTCTGACTGGACTTGTCATTACGCAGGGTGAAGCCTTAGAGGAAGTAGTCACCCAGGTAATACATAATGCCATTCTTAAACATTATGACGAAACGCAGTCTATCTTAGAAGGCGTGAGTCAGGCTTACATTCAGGCGACAATAGCCTCTCTACCCTTCGGAGCGATTGGAGGGTATGCCTCACAAAGCACATTTCGCTCTAACTTATCCCAAGAGACAGGTCAAAAATATGACCAGGCGGTAAAGAAGTTTCAAAAAGCCGGGCTTACCGAAGAACAAGCCCAAGTTCAGGCTGCTAATGAACTTGCCAGAACCCCCACCAGCGAAGCGGAACTCAGTAAAGCTATCGAGGTAGCACAAGAGGAATACTGGGAAGAGCATCCTGAATTAACCCGCCCAAGCATGGAACCTGTAATTCCAACTGAATTAGCCGACAAATTACTGGATGAAATGAGGATTGCCCAGGAAGTTGCTAAGAAGGTTATACCTGTTACACCAGAGGTTAAGCAACCTTGGCAGATGACAAAGACTGAGTTTGAGAATACCTTATTACAAAGGTATAACGAAACAGCAAAAAATCTTAATCTGCCACAAGAAACTACTTTAGGCGAAAGTACTATGCATAGATGGGCAGTTGAGAACGCTCTCGCTGAAGGCAAACCAGTTCCCACCGAAGTTCTAGCCGATTATCCTGAGTTGGTTGAAACAATCCCCACCGCCGAAGTTGGTATGCCAGAGGCAGGACTCCAACCTTCTATGCTAGAGGAAGTCCCAGCCAAGGAAGTTAGGCCGACAGGAAAGCTCGTTCAGGCAAGATTAGACGACTATTTGAGGCTTAGAGAGTATAACAAACAAGCGGTAGCGGACAGAATCGCCGAGATTAAGAAGCAGTTGGAGACTAAGGGGAGGCTACCCGCAGGGCAGGGAACTAAAGGCGACTTACGCCTAGAATTAGCCAGACTTGATGCGCAACAAGAACTCGATGCGGTAAAGAGTATCGAAGACCTTGATTTTCTAATCAGGGAAGTAGAAACGGAATTAGGACGGCGCTCTTTGCCAGGACAGGGCGAGCAGGCAAGAAAAGGGATAGAATTGGCGAGGCATCCCAGAAAGCCTAATATATTTCCAGAGTACACATCAAGGCAACTTGAGGAGATGCTTAATGTCTATCAACAGGCAAGGCAGATGATGCCTGAAGTAAGTGAACATATAATCACAACGCCAGCAGGGAAGGAAATTTCAACCATTGGTACGGATGAAGCTCCTGCACCAGAAGGGGCAACCAAGCGAGTATTTGACAGGGTATCTTTTGAGCAAAGGGGGCAAGGTGTTAGGGAGAAAATAAGTCAAGGCTTGCATAATTTTAACGTCAAGATGGTGGATGACCTTTATGCCCTGAAGAAATTTACCGAGCAAGTTACAAAGGGGGGTGTTAAGTTATCAATAGAGGAAAACCCCTATCTTTTGGCGAGATTGTTAAAAGGTATATCGGGGAAGGTTAATGTATTCCTTGAATATGGGACATTCGGTAAGGAGTTCTGGAAGATTGAGGAGGGGCGGGCAATACCCAATTTTACAGGTGAGTCTCTTCAGAATATTCTCCAGGAAGTAAAAGAACCTAGGGTATGGCAGGACTTCTCGGTCTATTTAATATCAAGGCGTAGTGTTGAATTAGGCGAACGTAATATAGTAACAGGTATTACGGTGACAGATGCACTGGCTGCCATTGAAGAACTAGATACTAAATATAACAATTTTGATAGTCTGGCTAAAAGGGTCTATAAATATCAGGATAATCTCTTGGTCTACTGCAAGGAGATGGGGCTTATAAGTGATGACCTTTTGAACAAACTCCGGCAGTATGGTAATTATGTTCCGTTTTACCGGGTCTTTAATGAACTCCAGGCTAAAGGTTTTCTCGGTAAAAAGATGGCAAATATTGCCAAACCGATTAAACGAATAAAAGGGTCAGAGCGTGAGATAATCAATCCTCTAGAGAGCATAGTCAAGAATACTTATGTTCTCATAGATGCGGCAGAACGCAATCAGGTTGGGATAGCAATGGCTAACCTGGTTGACAAAAACCCTGAACTCTCAGATGTCTTTGAGCGGGTAAAGACCCCAATAGCAAGAGTAGCAAGAGTAACGGCGACAGAACTAGGCATTGAAATAGAAGGTTTATCCGAAGTAGATGCCGAAGCAGTGGTAGATATATTCCGTCCCTCATTCTTTGTCAAGGGGGATGAGGTAACTGTCATTATTGATGGCAAGAAGGCATATTATAAGGTTGCCCCTGATTTGCGTGACGCCTTGTTAAACCTTGATAGAGAAAGCATAGGCACGCTGGGCAATCTTCTAACCCTTCCCGCCAAATGGCTCAGGGCTGGAGCAACCCTAAGCCCTGATTTTATGGTGCGAAATCCTGCTAGAGATGCAATGACAGCCTTTGTTTATTCTAATTATAACTTTTTGCCCGGTATAGACTTTCTAAAGGGAGTGGCCGGGATAATCGGCAAGGATGCAGATTATCAACTTTTCAAGGCTTCTGGCGCTGAACATTCTATGCTTGTCTCAATGGATAGGGAATATCTGAATAAGACATTCAAAGAGATAATGAAGGGCAAGGGGTTTGTAGATTATATCAGGCATCCCCTAGAACTTTTCCAGATTATTAGTGAGTTGGGTGAGAAGGCAACAAGGCTTGGTGAATTCAAGGCTGGTATTCGCCGAGGAGCACTTCCTCTTGAGGCTGGTTACTCAGCGAGAAGCGTTACATTAGACTTTGCACAAGCTGGCACAACCGCCCACGCCATAAACAGGATAATAGCCTTCTTTAATGCTAACATTCGAGGCTGGGGCAAGATGATTAGTTCTTTCAAAGAGCATCCTGTCCGAACCTCTGCTAAGGTTTTTCTTGGTATAACCTTGCCTTCTATCCTACTTTATTTTGCAAATCGGGATGATGATAGATGGAAGGAAATCCCCCAATGGCAAAAAGATTTATTCTGGATAATATTTACAGACCATACGATTATTAGGATACCGAAGCCATTTGAACTGGGTATTATATTTGGCTCAATTCCTGAGAGATTTCTAGAATGGCTTGACAATAGAGACCCCGAACTAATGAAGGATACCTTAACAAATCTTGTCGAAGCAGGTAGTCCAGGCTTTATTCCTACTGCCCTTTTGCCTATCTTGGAGTGGATGACAAATTATAGCTTCTTTAAGGGATATTCCTTAGTTCCTACAAGCAGAGAAAATATGCCCCCTGAACTACAATACACGATATGGACATCTGAGGTATCAAAGAAACTAGGCGAACTACTCAAACTTTCGCCTGCGAAGATTGACAATTTAATATATGGCTGGACTGGGGGGTTGGGGAGATATGCTATAGATGTTCTTGACGTTATTCTAAAGAAAACAGGTATTAGTCCCAATATTCCACAACCCTCTCCAGCCCTTGCTGATATTCCAGTGGTAAAAGCCTTTATAGTTCGCAATCCTTATGGCTCATCTGGTCAGGCTGTTGAAAGTTTTTATGACCTGCTTGAAAAATATGAGCAGGGCGAAAAATATCTCAAGGAAATGATTAACCTAGGCGAGCAGGAGAAATATGAGAAATATAAAGCTGCTCATCCTGAACTTCTTTTCTTTTATGACTTTGAAAAAGATACTGGATACTCAGCATCCGCTAGGTATCTAAGACAGATAGCTGGGGAATTGAGTGAACTTGGGAAGAAGCAAGATGAAGTTTACAGTTCTACGACAATGACTCCTGATGAGAAACGAAAAGTCATAGATGAGATAGATATGCTAAAAACCGAGGTTGCCCACCGAGGATTAAATGCTCTTATCGGTGATGTATCTGGAGTATTATCGGTTCGTGCTGGTGACGCAGATAAACTTTTGGGAACGATAATTGGGGATATTCCCTTATTATCACAGGACAAACCTGATATTTTCAATATGAAAAATCTTAGCTCTGATTATTCTAGTATCTTCCAGGGGGTGAAGTGGGAGGATATATCGAATCTCCCGAATATGCCTGAGACAGTTAAGGCTTGGTTTGACAAGGAACAGAGTGAGGCTCAATCACTTTCATACCCGAATGTGCCTATCTATAAAATCAATGCCGACTCAACGCAAGGTAGCACATTTGAAGATTATTATAATCAGTGGCAAGAACGCTTAACGATAACCGACCCTGCAAAGTTAGCAGAGTTTGACAAATTATATCCTAAAGCTAGTCTTGGCAATCTAACAAGGCGCCAACTAGAACTTCTTGCGATATACAATGACCTTACCCCACAAGAGCAAGAGTCTTTTCTTAAAGAACATCCAGAGTTAGCGGAAGACCCTAGGGAGGAATGGTTAAAAACCCATCCAGAAGATAATGCTCATTTAGCTTTATGGGGACAAGAGAAGATATACACGCTTGAAGCCTATAATCTACTTCAAGGAATGATTACCGAACTTGATATTCCAGATAAGGCTATTCTGGGGTTTGGCTTACCACCAAAAGAATTTGTTACCAATTACTTTGAGTTTATGGAAATCTCAGATGAATTCGGACCTACAAGTGCTGAAGCAAAGCTCTATAAACTGGATAATTCAGAATATTTCGCTTGGGGTCTTGAACAAGGTATATGGACAGATGATGGTTCGGATTGGAACGAGGATATTCTAAGACTCCAGGTTAATTATCAAGAGGACTTTGATAAGTATGAGAATTACGGAGATATAAAATCCCCGTTATATATTTCAAACGATGGACAAAGGGCGGATGCGCGGGAGGCGATGTTGTTTGAGAATGATAAGATGACTTCCTTCGGAGTGGCTTACTATACGATAAATGCGCTCCAAAAGAACATACCTGAGAATCTGGTTACCACTTATGTTGACTACTACGGGATAAGAAAGAAAGAGGGCGTGGATTATTCGGCTGGCTGGTATGAGGATGACTGGTTCTTAATGTCGCATCCTGAATTTTATCAAGCCATGCTTAACTTGGGCATCTGGACAGAGCCAAAGGACTTCAGCAAGGTGCCAACTAAGGAAGTCTATGAGCTATACCAAGAATATTCAGGCTTAAGGGACAGCACTGGCAAACCCGATAAACAAGCCAGACTAAACTTCAGACATGAACATCCAGACTTAGATAACTGGTTGGTATTAGCCCAGGGATTGACGCCTGTTGGTGATAGATGGACAACTACAAACCCAGCCTTAGCCAATAGAAAGTATTGGCTTGATATGGCTTCGCATTACACAGATTTATTAAGGAATCTTGGTATAAGAGAAAACATAACAGCAGAAGAATTGACAGATTACCAAGTTGAACAAATTGAAGATGCTATTAGAGAACTTCGTGGTTTTTGAACTTAAATGACAGCACTTGAGTATTTACAAACCTTTCCGTATCTCACTTCAAAAGAAGGAGATAAACTTGGAAGACCCTCTAACAGCGAATTAAAACGATGGTTAATGAAGGGGTCTGTTATTATCAATGGAACCAAACCTAAACCCTGGGATACTATCACATTCCCGATTAAGGAACTTATCCTCTGCCCTAATTCCCCAAATAGGTGCACTATAGTTAGCGAGGAGAATAACAAAGGGTCGTAGGGCGGCCACCGCCTTAAAGAGTGGCGAAAAAGTCGAGCCCCGTTAATCGGGGAATTTTTATTTAGGAGGTACAAATGGACGAAACCAAAGAAGCTCAGAAGGATTCCCTCCAGGAAGCTGGAAAGGCTCCGACTGGCGGAGATGGGAATACTCCACCAGAAGTCTACACTAAAGCACAGGTAGAAGAGATACTTCAAAAAGACCGCATCGAGCGCGGTAGAGATGTCAAAGCATTATCTGATAGGGAAGCTACTCTTAAGGCTCAAGAGGATGCTATCAAGGCACAGCAAGCCGAAATAGACGAAATCAAAAGGCAGAAAGACGAAGCCGAACTAGCAGAAGCCAAGAGCGACCCTGCCAAGATGAGGGCATACCAAGCTCGAAAGAGCCGTGAGCAGGAAGACACGGACTTGAAAGCCCAAAGGGATGCTCTTAAAAAGGACAGAGCAGTGCTTGAGCGAGACAAGGCTGAACATGAGGCAGAAGTTAAGGCTGCACGGGAAACACAGATGGAAATTAAGCTCTGGGAAATCGGAGAGGAACATGGTGTTGACCCTGTGCGACTTAAAGACGGCATGAAAAGACTTAACCTGACGACTGTTGAGCAAGCTGAGGAATTGGCAAAAGAGATGAGTGGAACTAGCGAAACGAAGCTGTCCTTCACTCCTATTTCTGGTGTGACTACTGGTGCACGTAAAAGCCTCAGTTCTCTAAGCCCTGACGAGAAACTTGCGAAAGGGTTTGAGGACTTAAATAAGAAAAAATAAACGGAGGAAACGATGCAAACACTCGAACAATACGAATACCTTGACAGAGACATGATACTGAAGGGCGTTGTTGACTGGCTGATAAAGGAAAGCCCGATATTAAAGGCGCTTCCCATGATGCCAGTTCAGGGCAACTCTCTAAAGTACAATGTATCTCTCACTTTACCTACGGCATCTTGGTTGACAGTTGGTAGCCAGATTGCTGAAAGCACTGGCACTTTTGAGCAGCGGACGACTGACATCTACACTATGATTCAGAACTCCTATACCGATAAGTCGAAGATTGCTCTCAATGCCACCCAGAACCCAGAGGCGATTGATGCTGCGTTGGCAGCTCAGGCTATGGCACATGAATTTGAGGACACCTTTATTCTCGGCCAAACCTCAACACTATCCGATGCCAAAGAGTTCAAGGGCTTGCTCCGCATGATTGCGGAACTGGAAGGAGCCTCAGTCACCGACCTTGACAGCGTGAATAACAGTCAGATCATAGCCGAGGCTGACGATTCCGGTGCTCTTGAAATGCTGACTATGGATAAACTGGTTGACGCCGTTAAGCCTGGGAAACCCGACTTACTTTTAATGTCCCGGAGGGCAAGACGAAAACTCAATTACTTGTCCCGGGCGAGTGGGAACGGAGTCCTAGTGGTCGGTGAGACCAAGTTCGGTGTGAAGATGACTCACTATGACGACACTCCTATCTACGCCTCCGACTTCATTCTAGACAACTACTACAATGGAACTTCGGGAGTTCTCGCTATAGCGACTCACGACCCGGCTAAAGCACGAACAACCAACTACGACAACACGATTATCTTTGCCCTTCAGTTGGGCTTGGATAAAGTCACCGGGCTACACGCTGGCGAAATGAAGCATGAGCGTTCTGACCCCGATAAACCATTACCAGACTACAACGCTATTGAAAACCGCTATATCTGGTATGTTGGTGCTGCAATCTTCAAGAAGTACAGTGCTGCGGTTTTAATCAACTGCAACCCTGACGACTAAAACCTGTGGATGCGGGGGATAGTAAATCTTTATGCTACCCCCCTACGATTCTAAGGAGGAAAAACAAAATGACACAAGTAATTCATAAATTAGTAGCCAAGAATGGCAAATATATTGTCCTGCCCCCTTGGGTTGGTGGGCAAGAAGGTGTTGGCAATCTAGCACATCCAGATGTCTATGTTGCTGACTCAATCCAGAAGTATCCTATAGGCACCAAGTTCGTTGATGGCGACAGAGTATTCCATTACGGCTATGCTTACGAGGAAGATGCTGCTGCTACCAAGGCAAATATCGGTATCTTCTGCTCTGTAGTCTCCAATGAGAGTGTCACTATGGATGCTGTTGTTCATGCCGCTGGTTCGACAGAACTAGTCATTGAGGATGCGACTGCAACTCTAAACCAGTATGCAGGCGGTTACTTCATGCCGAGAACCAACCCTTACAGTTGCTTCAGAATCCTATCAAATACTGCTACCAGTGGTGGTCACGTAACTCTGACTTTAGAGAGGGGAACACTATCAGCCTTAACTGCTAGTCAGGGGAGCAATAAACTCATTGCCAATAAGTATTCTAGGATGGGTTGCTCTTGGGCTGCTGGTAGGGATGATGTTAGCTGGTTGGGTGTAACCTTACTCGACTGGGCTGTTTCAAAATGGCAGTGGATTCAGACCTGGGGACCTTGTGCGGTTGTGCCTTACAATGAAGAAATCGGTGCAACTGCTGGTGCTAGACAGGCAGTGTTTCACATTGATGGTTCTGCCCGACTATATGTAGCCAACTATCAGATAATGGGCTACGGCATACCTCACAGTGGTTCAACAGCAACTTGGTTTATTAACCTGCAAGTTGACCCCTAACAAATTGGCTGGCTGGGTCTAAATGGCTCAGCCAGCCTACAAGGAGAATATGAGAACAGCAGAAGAAATATTAGACGAATTTGATGACCCTGTGGGTGGACAGGTTGTAAACCCAGACTCAACAGTTAGTTCTACCAGAGAAAGGGCTGCACTTGAGACATTACTTGATATTAGAAGTCTCGGTTTCGGAATCCCTGCTATTTATAACGGGACTACGGCAGTCCATATCATCGGCTTTATCGCTGAAAAGGTAGAGGTCGGGAAGTACGCAGCCGTTGGTTATGCAGATGATACGGGTGTGCTTTCAGTAGTAAGCGATTTAACGAAGCTAGTAATTACTATTTAATGGAGGAAATTATGTATGCTTCAGAATGGAAAACAGCTACATTAGACTACGACAGGGTAGCGACAGAGTTTGTTGGCGATGATGTTGACCGATTCACCGATTTGGTTGACCTCGGCGACAACTACGAATTCCTGACAGTTTTCATCCCAACATTGAGTGCCCAGGCTACGATTATGCCTTATGTCCAAAGAGATGAACTGATAGCGACAGTCCCAGTAGCGGTACACGCATTTGACGCTGATGCTACGGGGACATTTGCCCATGCTACATCATCTGGAGCAGGTGGAATAGTGGCTACCTTCCGAATAGGCGGGACTCGTTATTTCCGATTATACGCTGGGGCTGACCAGACGGCGAACAGAGTATTTTACTGTCGAGGCTTCAACCGAGTGACACAAGGAGCGTGATTATGATTCCAACAATAACAATTACAGAGTTTAAGAAGCTCAAAGTCCACGAACTCAAACGACTCAAGACCTGTGAGGTATTTGCCGATGGGGAATACTTGTTCACCTTCGTCAATGCCCAAACGGGATTTATCCGGGAACAGGCTAAGGAACTGGGAGTCTTAGGGAATCCAATAAGGGGCGAAACCATAGAGGAGATACTTGTTCCTGTATGAGTATCACTGCCAAGACTGTCAATTAAAATTTGAAGCTCGCAGGCCCATAAATGAAAGGCAGACAGCCGAATGTCCTCAGTGCGGGCAGTTAGCACCTAAAGTCATGTCTGTGGTGAATCACACCTTCGGCTGGACAATCAATGATGACATCACGCCCTTCAAGAAAGATGAGTTTGTAAGAAATATATAAGGAGGTAACTATGCCAACAAGTAAGAATCAAAGAACCCTTGCTTGCATTGCCCTTAGTATGAAACGGGGCAAGACACCGGCATCTTATAGTGCCGAAGCTGCAAAGATGGCGGAATCAATGACTGAGGACAAACTAGCGGAATGGTGTAAGGGGCCAATTGAAAAGAAGTAGGTGAACCATGAGGAATTTATCCACAATTCGAGGAACGATAAGGCAGCTTTTAAGGGACGAGTTTGAGGAAGAGGACTATGAGTTCGCCGATGATGAACTGGACATTCATATAAGCGAAGTCCTGGTCGAAATCTCCCAGAGAAACCCCTACGAGTATAAGGAAACGGTAGAAAGCGATGGCACAAGGGAGATAGACCTTAGCGATCTTGACTTAATCGGCGACAAAGTTGTGCTGGTGGAATATCCCACAGGAAACTACCCGCCTAGCGAACTGAAATTCACTATCTTCGGGGACACTCTAACGCTTGAAAGCGAGCCGACTTCAGGAGAGGATGTCTATTTATATTGTCACGAGGTTCACCAGTTGACCGAAGCCGCATCTACATTGAGTCCCGATTTAGAGGGAATCCTAATCAAAGGCGTTGTGGCTAAGGCTGCTATGGCATTTCTTAACAGTATGCGGGCTCAAATCGTGCCATCTACTTATCGGTGGTATCACGAATGGGCGACACAACAGTTTGCGATATATCAAAACGGTCTCAATTCAATAACCAGACCTAAAGTCTGGGATTTTAGTTAAAAGGAGGAAACATGAACCTAATTAGAAAACTACAAGATTTATTCGGCTTAGGGGGGAAGCTGACTATGACAGCTGTCTTAACGACGAGACATCTTGTCCCTGATCCGAACGGCGACATTATTGCTCAGGACGGAGTTCTCTGCCGTGAGATTAGAAGGGATAGACGAAGGGCGACTCGGTGCGTAACCGATGCCTATGCTGCTCTTCTGGTGGACGAACTCAAATCAAGTCAGGCAGCTCATTCTACCTTCAAATACCATGATTCAGGGACGGGAACTGGTGATGAACTTGCTGAGAATACTGGGCTGGGAACCCCCTGTGGTGATGCAAGAGATGTGGGAACTCAAGATGAAGGTGCTACTGCGAACATCTATAAATCGGTGGCTACTCATACCTACGGGGGTTCTCTCGCCATCACAGAGCACGGCTTATTCAGCGCTTCAAGTGGGGCTACTCTGATGGACAGGAGCAAGTTCGCTGCCGTGAACGTGACAAACGGCGAAAAGATTGGAAACGGTCTGCCGTTAGTGCAAATTAACGGGCAATACGGGGTGAATTGCGGGAACTCTAAAGGCAATGCCCATGACAATCCGCAGCCTAGCTTAATGAATGACATTAAAGTAGTTAAGAAGGTTCACAGACTAGAGGTTGAGGAGTCTACCAATAAGACCTCACAAGCGCCCCGCATCCTATGCTTTGCGTAGGATGAAGAGATAGTCGAAGCCAGCGGAAACGCCTGGATTTCTTGCGAATTCACGTACCAACTCACTGTAACGGCGGGCGGATGATACCGTTGACACCCCTCACTTCCTGTGCTACAATAATAACAGGAGGTGAAGGATGCCAAAAGGAAAAGGGCAAGGGTCAATAAAAACGCAGTTTCAGAAAGGGCGACAACCTAGTGGCAAGCCGTTTGTTAAGGGGCAAATACCTTGGAATAAAGAGAGGATTTCATAACTAACAATAAAGGATAAATTTAGTAATTAGTCGAACAAGAGGGCTAAATGCCCTCTTTTTTGTTAAGGAACAATATGGCATCTACAGTAGGGACAACGACAGATGTTACTAGCATACGAATACCTCCCCAGAGAAATGCCTTTCACGCTGCTGGCAGGTTTTGGGTATTTTACTGTAAACCTGATACGAATGACCTCGTGTATCAGACCAGTACTGATGGAATTAGCTGGGGTGATATAGTTGAGATAGCTGCCCTACCATCACCGAATGGTGCCAACTATGACCTGTGTTTCGATGATACTTATGTTCATTATGCAAGAAACACAGGGGAATCAAGTAATCGGTACACAGGGATTAAATATAGACGGGGAACACCGCAATCTGACGGGACAATATCTTGGAGTGCAGTTGAACAAACCGCACTAGCAGATGGGAGTGTAGCCGATGACATAAGTCTTTGCATTGACTCTAATGGATACCCTTGGATAGCTTATGGTACAAGTGGCTCATTAGGAAACCCTACCGTTACTAAATCCTCTACTAATGACGGGACTTGGTCAACCGCAAGTGGCTATCCACTTTTACTTTTAAGTAGTATATCTAGTCTAGTTTTCTTATTACCACAAACTAATGGGAAGTTGGCTGCCATAATTTACAAAACATATGGTTCGATACGTGAGAGAATTCAGGTTAGATTTTATAACGGAGTAGATACTTGGAGTGCTATTGAATATGTTACACCAGATAGTAATGATGGCAAACTTTCCACCAGCACCTTTGCTATGCTATGTGGAGTTGCAATCAATGATGAAATCCATATAGTCTATAAATCCTATGGTACACCATATAGGATTCAGTATGTGCATGGAACAAGTGGTAGCTGGTCTGGCCTGACACTGCTTGAGAATTCGGGACTTAACTCTTATAGCACTCCCGTAATAACCTATGACGGAAGCAATCTTTATGTGTTCTGGCTCAGGAGTGATAACCATGTCTATTACAGGAAGTATAGCGGTTCATGGGAAACAGCAATTGATTGGGTAGATGAATCTACAGATTTATTCACTGGCACCCGTCTCATTCAATGCTTTTACAAGAGCTATGATGGGAACATAGGCTTATCCTACCAGACAAAAGCATCATCTCCTTATAATGTCCGCTTTGCCTTTCTTTCATTTGGAGAAGCGACACAAAAAGCCGTAAGTGGTGTGCTGTCATTTACAGGTTCGCTTTCCACAGCGAGAATAAGGATAGTGTCAAAGGGGGGCACTCTTTCTCCCGCAGGGGGGCTCTCAAGGTCTATGAGTAAGAATATGCAAGGTAGTCTTTCTTTTGTGGGCATTACTCACCCTTTTACTTTCAAGTCTTTATCAGGGACATTAAGTTCTAGCGGGTCTTTAACAAGGTTTACGCAGAAGATAGTCATGGGAGTCCTATCTCCTGCCGGTGCTTTAATCAAGCTATCATCAAAGCCATTGGAAGGGGCTATCAGTTTCACAGGAGATTTAATGAGAAACATCTATAAGATTGTCGCTGGAGCGATAAGTCCCTCCGGGGCATTGTCACCTTCTAAGATATTTATTCAGGCGATAGGTGGTGTGCTTGACTTCGCAGGAGAAGTAGCCACAGAAATCGTATCAATCACTACTCAAGCAGTCGGGGGTGTGTTAAGTTTCGTGGGAGACGTGAGCACCATTAAAACCTATGTCGTGGACCTGGTAGGGTATTTATCTTCCGCAGGAGAAGTCGTTAAGCAAACCAGTAAGAATTTAACAGGTGCATTTACGCCTTCGGGCATATTAGCAGTAGGAGCTACGATATATGTGGCAATCGGCGGGGTACTGAGTTTTACGAGTTCCCTTACCAGAAATATGAGCAAGAATGTGGTCGGGCTAATAATGCCTGTGGGGATAGTAAACAAATACACAAGGAAATTTGCGAGTGGGACGCTTACATTCACAGGCTCGGTGAAGAAAATGACTTCCAAGATTTTAAGTGGAATCCTATCCCTTGTGGGAAATCTCCCTCACCCTGGCCGAGACCTCACAATGAGACTATTTAATCGTCCCTACCGTGATATGTTCGTTAAATCAAAGCCACACAGAGACATGAGTGTAGAGTCGAAGGATGAATAAGGAGAATTATGGCAGACCAGAAGATAAGTGAACTAACTGCAAAGACTACCCTAGCCGATACTGACCTAGTTTCTATTGTAGATATAGAAGCTACTCCTGACGAGACCAAGAAGATAACAGGGGCAAACCTGAGAACTGCGATGCTTTCCCATACACAAGGCACAGACACGGCATTAGGGGCTGTTGAGACCAAGAATCCCCCTATTGATGCTGACAAGGCATTATACCGAGATAGTGAGGCCTCCGATGCCCTAAAGACCTCTACATGGACTCAGGTTAAGGCATTTCTCAAGACATACCTCGATACTCTTTATAGGGCAGCAACGGCAGACCATACTCATCAATCTACTGGTGCTCAGGCAGGTAAACTAGACCACGGATTAGCTTTAGACGGGCTTACCGATGATGACCACACCCAATATATCAAACATTCCCTAGCTACTGCTGCCAGCGACTTTCTTGCAGCTTCAGGCTCTGGGGCGTTTGTCAAAAAGACTCAAGCTGAGACCAAAGCCTTAGTAGCTCCTAATCAATATATCCCTGGAGCAAATGACCTAAATCTATTTGCCAATGACACTGGCCCCTCAAGCACCTTTACGGCCAAGATAAATGCTGGCGGTTCGGGAGGGCTAACAACAACCAATGTCCCTTATGATGGTGACAGTGGAGAGGGATTTCTTGCATCTATTACCTATACAGCTCTGGCTGGCAAAGTTTTACTGTGGAACACGACAAGGGCAACAGCTCGTGTAATTACAGCCATTGATACAGCCAACAATAAGATAACTACCGAATCATCATCGGACTCATGGGCTGATAATGATGATATAACTATTCAAAGCCAAGTCAACACTACTTCAGGATACTTTGACATAGATATTTCAAGCCTTGTGGCAAGCACTTGTGTGGGAGTCGCTTTTGCATCTCAGCTTTTAGATACAGCA